GCTTTGGCTTCGTTTATTAATGTTTCAACTGTGCGCAGTTCTGTGTTTTCGCTAATAAGTAAATTCATTTTGTTCACCTAAAAAAGTGCCGGGTACTTGTATGCACTTTCCCCGGCTAAAGGGAGGAATGTATCGGCACGATGTTTTGTGGCGATGGGTGAATCTTAGCAAGCTAAGAAATAAAAAGCAACAATTATTTTAGCGTACTAAGATATAATTTATTCACTATTAATAAATAGGAGTAAATTAAATGAGTGAACTAATGAAAATTTTTGAAAAAAACACAGAAAAAACAAGTGGATGTTGGATTTGGAAAGGAAGTGTAGATAACCACGGTTACGGAAAAATAGTTTACAAAGGGGAGTTTTTTAAGGCACACAGACTTTCATATAGCTTGCATAAAGGGGTGTTACCTAAATGGGATGGTTACAATACTGGGGTGTGCGTTCTTCATAAGTGCGACAATCCATCATGCGTCAATCCAGATCATCTTTTGTTAGGAACTCATGCAGAAAATATGCGCGATAAAACCATGAAGGGAAGGGCTATTGGCGCTCACGCCGGGGAAAGGCATCACAAAGCAAAATTTACTTGTGATCAAATTTTAGAAATTAGAAAAGATATTAGATCGAATCAAATTATTGCTAATCAGTATTGCGTTAGCAAAGAAACTATTAGAGATATAAAAAATAGAGTTACATGGCGTAACGTTTAAAAAAACCTGCCGAAGCAGGTTTTGTATTCAAATTAGGATTATTTTTTTATTGTTTGGCCAAGATACTGAATCACTGATTTTGCATCATAGCTTCTAGGTGCAGAATCCGGTTTGATTCCTTTGTACATTTTTATAACGGCTGTTGAATCCAACCCTGTTCTACCGTATTGAAAGTTTGATTGCTCATCACTTTCACGCTCATTTACACTAAACCAATCAAAGCCTTTTTCTTTTGTAAGTTCAGCTGATCTATATAAAAGCATATTTTCTACTTGGTCTTTTGTGCTGTATCCGTTACCAGAAAACGTTACTCGATAAGAGTTTTCATCTATTTGCACATCAGAGTAGCCGCCAGACATACCTTTTTTTTGATACGTTGTTGCGCAACTGGTTAATATAATTGCTGTTAAAAAGCATATAAATAACTTATTCATTAATGCGTTCACTTTCATAATCATTAAACTCTATTTTTTATTTTACGAGCTGGCACCGGGTATGCAACGTAATACATCCAAATAATCTGATCTGGTGTAAACGTATGTATTACTGGATCGCTGTAGCTTGCCAATACAACACCGCCTCTGCGCGACACAAGTTTTTTAAGCATCACCTGGCCGGTAGTCAATTTAATTAAAACATCATCTTCAATCTCTGGATCAGTGCCAGGTTCAACAAGTGCATAGCCCCCATGGTGATACTTTGGGATCATTGAGTTGCCATCAACTCTAGTTATAAAAGCATTTGTATCACTAGAATAAACTTCACCATACTCATCATGGCCGTTTGATAATCGGCCTTCGTCTGTAAATAGTCTGTCTGGCAGGCCGCCCATAGCTTTTCCGTAAACTGGTGGATAGGAAAGCTCAGTTTTTACTTTGTAACTATCTGGTGGCAGATCTACCACCCCAAGTTTCATTCTACCCTTGCCGGTAGCCAGCCAATCTGGATTAACCCCCAAAACTCGCGCAGCATTCAGCAGGTTTTCACCTTCAATTTTTTGAGTGGCACCACTAAACCATTGGCTAACTGCACCAGATGAAAGACCGCAAGCTTTCCATATAGCCGTTTTGGTTATTTTTGATTCTTTAATAGCTTCTTCAAGCCGTTCTTTTAGTGTGCTCATACGTTTAGAAATGATATACATATTCATTCTTAGTGTGCTTTGCAAAGAGCTTGCATTTTTCTCTTAGCGTGCTAAGATTGCGATTATGGAAGATTTAAACGAAAAGCAAATTGAAGCAAATCGCATCATTGATGCTATGGGTGGCACATCAAAAGTCGCTGAAATTTTTTCAATAACCACTGGTGGTGTAAGCCAATGGCGTGATGATGGCATACCAGATTCAAGAATGTTTAGCATAAAACTGCTACGACCTGATCTGTTCGATGATTCAAAAATAGCCGCTTAGGAACCCTAAATGACAGACGATCCAGTTTTTGCGCGCGGTGACGAACACGACCAGCGCGTGCAAGTTCTGCTAACAGCAGATGAGTATATTTTTGCGCGTGATCACGCCAAGGAAATTGGACTTTCAGCGTCTGGTTATCTTCGCAAGCTTTTAAATGATGATCGTAGGTTGGTAGCACAGAAACAATTATCCACATCTAATGCTTTGCTTGATACGCCAGAAGTTACACAAGATATGCACAAACTTCTCAAAGCGTTGGCAATGCTGATTAAAGAGGCTTAAAGGATCAATACCCATGGCACTTTCAATATTAATCACTGCAACACTTATCTTAGTAGCCATGGTTTTAGGCGCTGCTTTCTTTGTTTATTTAATGCCGATTGATGCTGCCGATTATGACAACGATACCAATTCATTAAACCGCAATCTGTGCGGCACCGAACATAAGGAATGAATATGAAAAACTCACAAGCAGATCGTTTACTTGAGCATTTCAAACGTGGCGGCACTGTTACCAGTTTAGAAGCTTACCAACAACACGGAATCACACAGCTAGCTACGCGCATTTCTGAGCTTAAAGAGCAAGGTTACATCATTACTGGTACCTGGATAAAAGTCACAAACCGATTTAACGAAGAGTGCCGGGTTAAAGAGTATTCGCTGGCGCAAGATTTAAAGGCGGCAGCTTAAATGCACTACTACAAACGTAACTTGGGCGATTACGCCAAAAAAGCAGGCAGATTGTCCATGCTTCAGCACGGTTCGTACACGCTCTTGATAGATGCGTGCTATGACCGTGAACAGTTCCCCACGCTTGAAGAAGCAATTGAATGGACTTGGGCAAGCACTACAGAAGAAGTGGAAGCAGTTACGTTTGTTTTGCGTAAATTTTTCACACTAGAAAACGGTGTTTATGTGCAAAAACGCATACAAGAAGAGATTGCTGAGTATCACGGAAAAGCTGAAACAAATAAACGTATTGCAATTGAGCGTGAAACGAAGCGTAAAGAAAATTCCACGAAACGTGCAGAAGAAAACACGAAGCGTGAACAAGTTGTAAACGAAGCGCCACCTAACCATAAACCAATAACCAATAACCATAAACCAATATCAAATACATCAGAGGCTAAAGCCTCGCAAGAGCCTTTGCCGATTCCTGATTTTGTAAAAACTGAAAACTGGAATGATTTTATTGAAATGCGCAAAGGGCTTAAAGCTAAAAACTCAATTCAAGCAATCAAAGCGCTAATCACACAATTGAAAAAACTTGTTGCTGATGGCAATGATCCTGATGAAGTTGTTTTGCAGTCAATCCGCGCAAGCTGGAAAGACTTGTACGCAATTAAAAAATCTTTTACCGCAGGCAATCAACGTGAAGCAGGCAGGCAAGTTGCAGCAGCTTCGGTATTCACACCTGAGAACACTAAGCACTTGCAGGGCGTTCAACTAAAAACAATTAACGAGGTTCAACATGACAAACCAGCCATTGCCGCTTGAGTGGGTAAATAAAATTTTCATGCGATTGCATGGTCGTTTTGGTAACGCATTTTTTGACAAATTCCGTATAGGCCAGTTAAACCAGCAAGGCCAAGACATTGGCGTAGAAAACGCAAAGATTGTTTGGAGTGAAGAGCTTGCAGGCACATCACCAGAGCGAATTAAAGCCGCATTGGAATCAAATTACGAATATGCGCCTAGTTGTGATGACTTCAAAGCTAACTGCTATATCCGCAAACAGGTTGAAGATTACAAAGCTTTGACTACTCAGATCGATGTTGAAACTCAGCGCAAAAATTCTGAAAAAGTGCATAACTTTGTGGCTGAAAAACTGAAAACAAAAACTGATTTCCGCGCATGGATTAAACCAATTCTCGCTAACCCAAAAGCCTACCCAGATATTTCATTGAAGCTGGCTAAAGAAGTTGAGCAAATGGGCGCATGAAATGGATTGAAGTAGATCAATACCACGCAGAAAACGGCACTTGGACAATGGTAATACACGGTAAGAAAGAGCTAGGAAATTTGAAGTTTGGATTATTTGAAAACGGTGTGTTTCGCGGTGTGCGAGATAGCCAAAAAGAGGCAGTGGCACTTCATAAACAACTTGCGGAAGGTAAAGAAAAATGAAAAATTACATTGGCA